TTTAGGATTTGGTGAAAAATGGCAAGGATTTACTTGGAAATTTAAATTAATGATTGATTATATTAAAAATTTAGATCCTAACGAAATAATATGTTTCATTGATGCTTATGATGTTATATTCCTTCAACCATCATATATCATAGAAGAACGTTTTAAAGAAATTACATTAAATAATAATGGAATTGTTATTAGTGAAGATATTAATGTTAATTTAATATCTAGTATTTTATGGACTAAATGTAAAAATACATATATAAATTCAGGAACATACATGGGATATGTTAATAAAATATTACCATTATTAGAAAATATATGTAAAATTTATAATTGTGATAATAAAAATTCTGATGATCAATTATTTATTCAAAATTATTGTAATAATAATCCAAAATTATTTAATATTGATACAAATAAATTTATATTTTTAGTGTCTATAATAAATAAAAATTTAGATGTTAATAATATTTCATTTTATAATAATGAATTATATTACAATAAAGAAGTAAAACCTTGTATATTACATGCTGTATTTAACTCTGATATTGAGAATATATTATATAATTTAGGATATAATTATATACCTATTAATAAAAATAATAATTATTTTTTATCTAGAGTGTTTTATACTATTAAAACTCGAAAAATATTTACTATAATTATTTTTATATTTATACTTATAATTATAATAATTATAATTTATTTAATTTTAAAAAAATCAAGTAAAAAATTAAATAAAAGAAAATAGTTTAATAGTCTTTTTAAAATTTAATAATTGTTCTTAAATTTAGTATATAAAAATAACTAATTTTATTTAATTTATAATTAATATATAATTATGACATCAAAAAGTAAAAATACTAAATTTAAAATATATAATGATGCCGAAACTCAAACAGATTATTTTCAACAACCGATCATTTTGTTACCAACACTATCTTTACCATTTAATATTTTTAATTATAATCAAAATAATTTAGATTCTGATGATAAATTAGATCCCGATTATAATCCTGAATCTGATCCCGATTATAATCCTGAATCTGATCCTGAAAATTTAAAAATAAATAATATTAATAAAGATATTGTTGAATATTGTAAAGATGAAATTAATTATTATAATTCATTACCAAAAAAAAAAAGAAAATTAATTGATAAAATTGAGAAAAATATAATCGATATTAATTATACTAAAACACCTATTCGATTTAAAATTTTAGAATCTGATATGGATATTAAAATTAAATCAATTGCAATTTCTAAAATTAATCAACTTGATATTATGGATTCAAGCTCTTCTGAATATATGAAATTATATTCATGGATTGATAATTTATGTAAATTACCTATAGGTAAATATAAACCTTTACAAATTGATAATATTCAATCTAAAAATTTAAATCAAATATCTGATTTTTTAAATAATATTAAGAATAAATTAGATAAAAATGTATTTGGACATATTGATACTAAAAATCAAATTATTCAATTATTTGCTAAATGGATTGTGAATCCAAATTCTAAAGGTCTTGTTATTGGTATTCAAGGTCCTATGGGTTGTGGTAAATGTCATGGTATTGATACTCCTATATTAATGTATGATGGATCAATAAAAAAAGTACAACATATAAAAATAAATGATATTTTAATGGGAGATGATTCGAAACCTAGAAAAGTTTTAAATTTAGGACATGGAACAGATAAATTATATAGAATACACCAAAGTAATGGTGATTCATATATTGTAAATTCTGAACATATTTTATGTTTAACAATCTTAGATAAATTTATTGAAATTCCTGTTAAAGAATATATTAATTTACCTATATTAAATCAACAGTTGTTAAAAGGATATCGTAGTATTGTTGAATTTAGTAATAAAAAAATAAAATATGATCCCTATTATAAAGGGAAAAAAATAGGAGATTTAAATAGTAAAAATATTTGTATTCCAAATAATTATAAATATAATAGTAAATTTATAAGAACACAATTATTAAAAGGAATATTATATTCTGATGGATATTTATCTAATGGTTATTGGAAAATTAAATTAAAATCAAAAAAATTAACAGAAGATATTTTATTTATTGCAAGATCTCTTGGATATAAAACAAGATATATTAAAAATTGTATTCATATAAAAAATACAAATATAGATTTATTATCATCAATACATATTGAATATATAGGAATCGGGGAATATTATGGTTTTACAATAGATAAAAATCATAAATATTTATTAGGTGATTTTACAGTAACTCATAATACTACATTATGTAATAGTATTTGTGAATCTTTAGAATTACCTCATGGTTTTATAGGTCTTGGTGGATTATCAGATGGTTCATATTTACTAGGACATAGTTATACATATGAAGGTTCAAGATATGGAAGAATTGCAGAAATATTAATGAATGCAAAATATATGAATCCTGTAATGTATTTTGATGAATTAGATAAAATTAGTAAATCACAACATGGTGAAGAAATAGAAAATATTTTAATTCATATGATTGATCCAAGTCAAAATAATAAATTTTCTGATAAATATTTTTCTGATATTGAAATTGATTTATCTAAATGTCTTATGATTTTTTCATATAATAATGAATCCTTGATCAATCCTATTTTATTAGATAGAATGATTAAAATTAAAACAGAAGGTTATAAATTAAAAGAAAAAATAACAATAGCAAAAGAATATACTTTATTAAATATATTTAAAGAATTTAATATTAATCCAAATGATATAATATTTTCAGATGAAATTTTAACATATATAATAAATCAAATAGATGAAGAACAAGGTATAAGAAATTTTAAAAGGTCTCTTGAAAATATTGTAGGTCAAATAAATTTACATAAATTATTAAAAATTAATATTTTTGATAAAGTTGAATTAACATTTCCATACATTATTACAAAAAAAATTGTTGATAAATTTATAAAGAAAAAAGAAAATAATATTTATTTGGATACTATGTATACTTAATGCGTTATTTATTTTATAATAATAGATTATAAGTTGGGCACTAACTTATGAAATTTTAATGCAAAATGTTCAATATGTAATAATACAAAAAATAATTATCATAAAATAATTCATGATTTTAACTGTCATAGAGAAGATCGAATGGATTGATCTAAAATTCCTAAAATGGATCACGATGTAAAAATTATGGGTTTCAAAAAACAATACACATTGGTTATGAAAATTTAAATCAAATAAGTATAAACTGTTCTTTTATACCTTATATTTAATTTATATTAAATAAAAATAATCTAATAATACTATAATCAAAAAAAATTAACTAAATCTTCCATATTTTTTTATATATTTTTTATATAAATTATCCCAAACAATATTCCATTTATCATCTTTTTTATAATTTGACATTTTTAAAATATAATTACTACTACTTATATATCCTCTTCTCATAAATCTTTTATTATAAAAACCCATTGCCATTATATTACTAACCATTACCCATTCATATGCATCCAAATTAACAAAAGTTATAAACCATTTATAAATATCAAATACTCTAATTTCATTTAATTTCATAAAATTCAAAAATATCATTAAACGAATTATATGATGTGACCATGCCCATAATTTTACTTTATTTATTTCATTATCAATTGGTAAAATTCCAGTTTTACCATTATACCAATTATTAAAATTTAATTTTTCTCCTTTCATTATAATCATTTCTTTTTTTAATTCTCTACCCCAAAAATGATAAATGTATCTCATATATTCACGCCATCCTAATAATTGTCTTATAAAACCTTCTATATTATTTAATGTTATTTCTTTATTAATGTTTGCTTCTTTCATTATAATATTAAGTAAATATCTTGGATTTAATAAACCAATATTTATTAAATAACTACAATGACTATGAAATAATATAATTTCATCATTATTTATAGCATCTTGCATTTTCCCATATAAATATAATCTTTCTTTAATAAATTTATTAAAATATAAAATGGCATTTTTTTTGCATATTGGAATATATTTTAAATTATCAGCATTTCCTGGATTATTTGGATACTTTTTATTTACAAAATTAATTGCATCTTCACATATATTTAACATTTTGTCTTTATTAATAAAATTTGGAAATTTAGGAATTTTATCATTTAATTTTTTTATCGATTCTCTATTTTGTAAATCAGTACTTTTAATATCTTTAAGAATATTCAAATGATCTTTTATATAATCAAAAAATATTTTATGTGATATATGTGATTTATTATTTTTAATTATTTTATTATAAATATTATTTAATGATTGATTATTAAGTATAAAACTTTCAGTTAATTCTAGCACTATTAAATTATTACCAAATTTTTTTTTAAATATATCTAATAAATCAAAATCTAATGGATCAAAAATAGAAACTTGTTCTGATATATTGAGTTTATTCAATCCTTCTAAATCAATAAATTTAATATTATTTTCCATTGCAAATGTATTACAAACTGCTTCATTCCAAGCTAATTTTAACTTATGATATTTAAAATTAGATTTTATTGAAAGATAATCTTTAAATAAAAAAATATTTGATTTTTCTATTTTTAATTGTTTAAATTCACCTAAATGAAATGGAAGTAATATATGATACATTATTATATAATATAATATATTTCATAAAAAATAATTATTTATAATTAGAGTTGTGCAAAATTAATATATTATTAAAATTATAAAAATAATTTATGCTCTACAAAAATTAAAATATATATTATGATATCATAATAATATATCATAAACAGTTTTTGTACAACTTTATTTATCAAAATAGATTTTATATAGAATATTTTTTATTATTAATTTCTTGTAATAATTTTTCTAAATCATCTTTTTTCATTTTTAGTAATTTTTTATTTATTTTTAATAATAATGTTTTTTTTGAACATTTTTCACCTCCACCTCCTTGTTGATGTTCTAATCTATTTGCAATATCTTTTGAAATATTAGTTAAAGCTTGTTTACTGTATTGAATTTGATTGCCTGAATAAACTGAACCCCAATCTGATCCTGGCATTTTTATTTTATACTATATACAAATATAATAATTTTATTATATTATTAATACTTTGACAAATATAATAATTTTATTACGAGACAAAAGAATTAAGGAAATTATACTATATTCAGTCTATTATTTTTATTAAAAATATATTTTTTATTACTGTAAAAA